TTGCCATTGCTGGGTTTTCGTAAATTGGGTATCCAAGTAGCAAGTCGCGTGCTTCGGCTGAAAGAGATGGTTGGAACAAGTATTGTCCAGCTGTATCTTTCAACTTACGAACGTTTGCAATTGAGGTTGCGTTCATTTGGAATCCTGTTCCTGCAAGTCTGCGACCTGAAGAATCAACAGAATAAACTAAATCAATTAGGTTATCTGCTGTTGGATTTAATGAAGTTCCCACAAGTGCTGAACCTGCACGAGTAACTAGGCCGTTAGGTTCCACAGTCCCAGTTCCTGTAGTCAAAGCGGTATTGACCGAGTATCCAAGTGATTGACCAACTTGTGAAGCGATAAAGCCAAGAATGTCAATTCCTGAATCTTCAATCAATTCACGAGAAACTTGGGTCAAGAATGAATACTTGAAAGCACCCAAAGTTACGAATGAGTTGAATGTTGGATCAGATTCACCAATAGCAGTTCCTTCGCCAGCAATTGTTCCTGCTGAATAAGTTGCTAATGATGGCATTTGTAGGTTTTCTCCACCAGCTGTATTTAAGATGGTTGAGGTTTCCAACATTGGGCCAGCTTGTCTTGCAAGCAAGATAACTTGGTTGTAGAAAGAAGTTGGAACTGGTGCGCCAGTTGAAGTTTTAACAACATCTCTCTTTTCGAAAGTATGTGAACGAACTTCACCTCTTGCCATTGCACGGATTGCTTCAGCGTCATCATTTTGTGATGCAACTTCTGCAACTGGACGTGCTTGGTTTTCTAATCCACGCATTGCTTCTGCGGCACGCATTTCGCGGTCTGCATCTGCCTTTAGTGTTTCGATTACTTTTGCTCTTGTATCTAGGTCAGCAGAAATACGTTCGTATTTTGCATTTTCCTCAGCAGATAAATCTCTTTTTTCTGCTGCTGCACCGTCAAGAAGTGCTTTGGCTTCTGCCCAAGCATTTTGACGTGCTTCGTGCTGTTGTTTAATGTATTCAGACATTACTGAATCTCCTTATAGAATTGATTTGTGTTTATGCATCTGCGAGGCTCACTCGACAGTAAATATGGTGGTGGCATCCACGCAACCACCATTAGTCTAACAAAGATTTAGCGTGTTTCAGAAATTTCTGTGATTCTGGTTTCTGCTACAGGGTTAAACTTTTTTGTTTCAACAGGTTTATCAATCTTTTCAATTGCTTCAGCCATAGCGTCAACAAAATCAACAATCACACCTGAACTTGGATAGTTAGCAACCTTTAAGATTGCTTCTTTAATTTGTTCCTTATTCATTGTTATACAGCCTTAAATAGTAGGTCAAGTTGTTTACGTTTCAATTCCAACAACTCATCAGCAGATGGTGTGTTCTCTCTCAACTTGGTTACAACTTCTTGCAACAAATCAGCTTGAACATCAGGCAACTTGTCACCAGATTCCAACTTGTTCAAAGCATCAGCCAAAGCATCAGCATCAACATTTGTTCTAGAAGCCAAAATATCTAACGATCTAACAAAAGCAGTTGTTGCTTCATAGGCTGGGAAACCAGTAACAATAGAAACTTCGTGTAAACGAATCTCTTTCAACTGTCTGGTCATACCATCATCAGACCAAGAATCGCCTCTCGCTGGAACAGAGAAACCAAAAGACATTGCGTGAACATCTCCACGTTTCATAAGCACAGCCAAATCGCGACCAGCAGTTGTGTCAGGCAAAGTGGCTTCAGCCAACAAACCCTTTGAGTCCTCAGAAAGTCTTAAAGTTTTTGAACGAGTAGAAGCTAATACTTCATCCATATTGTGATTCTTGAAAAGTTTAACTTCGTTGCGGGCTTTGAGGGAACGTTTGAAAGCACCAGGCATAATTCTTTCAATGAAAGGTAGAGGTTCGGAATCACTATTGAACACAGCAGCGTAACCAGTAAATCTCATACCATCAGATTCGGTTGCTTCAACTCTTAGTTCAAAATCAACATCTGTTTTAATGCGGCGTTCAACTTTGTTCACAGTTTTTTCCTTTTCACTCTTACTTGATTTTACATTGATTGTTGACCAACGTTGCATATTCTGTTCAGCATCTAACTGATCCACAATACTTTGGGCATAACTTTGTGTTCTCTCAGCAGCACGTTTACTTGGCCCACTTCCCCAAAGCAAATGGGCTACAAGACCTGCACCTGGGTAACCTGAATCATTTGAATCAGAATTTTGTGGTGCATCTAAATCAACAAGATGGCGAGCAATCCAAGGGGCAATCCTGCGCCATTTATCTTCAGACACACGACCCTCAGCCATATCTCTTGCTTCTTGTTTAGTTTTATCTGTTAAACCCTCACCACCAAAACCTTGACGGTTGAGTTCTAAACCTCTGCGAGCAGCAGCACGCATATAAGCTGGTGCTTCTAAATTAACTGCGCGTTCCTCATCAGGATTATTTTCATCACTAGGAACAGCAGGAACATCAGAAACATCTAAAGCGGTGATACCTAAATCTCTGTAAACTTTTCTCATTGTCGCATTGTTATCAATTGCAAGAATCACATTGTATTCTTTCAATAAGTTTTCTGCTGTTACTCTTTTGAAGTCTGCTGTGTCAGCTGTTGAGCCAGGATTCATAAATAGTCTGTCGTAGTCAATACCTAATTCATCTAATTGGGCAATTGTTGATTCACGATTATCCACGTTGCGACCTGTGACAATAAAGATTTCTGTGTCAGTCATATCGTCAAGGAAGTTGTAAACTCTTTCATTCCTGCCACCAGAAGTAATAAGTGTTCCGTCAATATCAACAATGACAGCCTGTGGGCCAGACTCTAAACGTAAACTTCTTAAATCATCTATTTTTCTTAAAGTTGAAAACTTGTGTGCAACTTTTACATCTGTTGGTTCATAACCATCAGCCATTTCTCTGAAAACAACAATTAGTGCAGCAGGGTCATCAGGAGTGCCAGTAATAGTGAAAGATGAGTTTGGAACATTTATTGAACCATCACGAACAATTCTTTCAATTTGACCTCTGGCTCTACCACCAGCAGTATTCCAAGAAACAAAATCGCCTACAACTAATTCATCTGGGGCAGCACGTTCTCCACCTGGTTCTAATTCCTCGGCTAAAGAAATAGCAACCATCTGATCAATAGCATCTTGTTTGTTTTGATGGCAACCAATAACTTCGCCATCTTCTTTAATAGTTGCCCAACCTGAACAGTCAGGTGATGAGTCAGTAATAAAATATGGCATTACAAAACCTGCTTGATTACAGAAACTGTTGCTGTGGAAGTTGTGATGATTGCATACAAAGCATTTCCTGGCGCTAAATTTATTTCAAAAGAATCTTGTTTTACTAACCTTAAACCTGTTGAGGTTGTCACAGTTGAGTTACCTATGTAAACATTGTCTGTGTTGTCGTGTAAATGTAAATGAACCAAAATTGGATTAGTCTCACCAGCGACCAACAAAGTTGGAGAGGTTGTGACAGTAACGTGAGAAGTTGATAAAGGCATTAACCCATCCTAAAGAATCATAAGCAAGTCAAGGTCATCTTGCTCTGAAGAAAAGTCTATCCGACTTTGCGCCATACTGCTTAAACCAAAAAGGTCACTTTGAACAGTTGCAAAAATTGTTTTAACTAAAGGCTCAAGAGGCTCAAACTTGTAATCAATAATTGTTGGTTTGATTTCAACAGGTTCAGGTTTCTTTTTGTTTTTGACCTGGTAGTAGCCATACCTTGAACCATATTTTTGTTCTGGTTGAGGTGGGGTAATTTGGGCTGTAGCTGTTAAAGCACCAAGTAACGCTTCTGCTTGGGCAACCTTTTTGACAACTGCTGTGGCTGAAGAACTTATTGCACCTAGTGGGGCTGTTGCTGTGACTTGAACAGTTTGTGTGCCGTCATATTTTATTAACGGATCGTCATATAAGAAACTGGAATCGTAGTTAATCAATTGTTGGTTCAGTTTCGTTTACTAAAAATATGTCTTTAATTGGGTCGTATAAACAACCAATACCTGCATAAACACCTCTAAAGGAATTGTTGTAAGAGGTTTGAATCCAGCGACCACCTAAAAGGTCGTGGCAAAATTTAGCCCCAATTGCTTCGTTCTCATTTCCATCTTGATCTAAAATATCTTCATTGTTCACAACGATAACTCGAAGAACAATGTTTGTGTCATCAATTTCTGCGAAATGTGCCACTAGAGTATGTACCTCACAATAACTAAACCTGAACCGCCGCCGCCAGACCTAGCACCAAAACCCTGTGTGTTGTAATTTCCTCCACCGCCACCGCCTGTGTTGGTTGTTGCGTTATTACCACCCAATCCTGCTGTTCCTGTTTGTGTACGACCTGCAGCGCCACCACCTTTACCACCAGCGCCACCATTATTTGTTCCAGCAACCCCAGACCTAAAACTTCCTCCGCCACCGCCAGCATAATAATAATCTGAACCAGATAAAACACCTGTTGAAGTTGCTGTAGCCCAATCATTTAAAATTATTCCGTCACCACCTGCGCCCGCTTGAGTTGCTGATTGAGTATCCTGACCAACTGCTCCAGCCCCACCA